GCATTGAAGGTTCTGGTGGAGTATATACATACTCCTCTCTTTTAGGAGTTTCTTTTTTTTCATCATCATCTTCTCCACTTTTCTTCATGGTATTAATACCAAAGGTAGCAGCAGATGCTGTGAAGACAGTCGCAATAAATGTTGGGTCCATCTTAGATAGGGCACCAGCATAACTTGCAGTAAGAAGGGCAGCAGACCATCCCAAAATTATAATGCGAATCAATTGTCCCATAGCATTTGCGTGTTTTTTGTCCATTTTACTTTGTGTGATAGGTTAACCTTTTTTCCAAGCGTCACCTTCTGCTTTTCTTCTACGTGCTAGACCTGCTTCTACATTTGAACCAGGATTGCGATAGAGATAAAGCGCATCTGGAACTAAGTCCCATTCCTTATTCTTCAGTCTTTTCGTAATTGTATTGAAATCCCCAGAGCCATAAAAACCAGCCCCGAGATTGTAAGCAAAGCTAAGAAGGGCACCGCGTTTTCCATCAGACATTTCACTCCAATAAGGTATTTTGCGAAGAGCAGGAAGAAACTCACTCTTACATTGACCAATCAATAACTCATCTGCTTCCTGTTGACTAATAGATTGTCCCAGTTGAAATGGTGATCCATCCTTTCTACGAGTAGATCCCCAACCAATAGTGATTGGAAGATTACCTGATAGAGGATCAGGATAAGCACTCAAATGACAACCCTCAAACTCTTTGATAAGTTTTAGACCAGTCATAGTCATATCATCACCACCCACTACAGGTGATGCTTTGGGTGTAGATTTCTGAGGACAATCTGAACGAGGACAATCCTCTGTAGTATTAGATACTACGGCATCAGACTTTTTTGCCCTGTAAATCTCCGCCCAATCAGCATTATCTTCCAGATACTTATTGGGTAGATTGTCTTCTAACCACTGAACTGATTTGACGTGATTGGGGTTCTTCTCGTCATAAAACTTGAAGAAGTTATGTAGATCAATTCTTGCCATTAGTTATCTCCTTTTATTAATTAAAAATTCTACCCCAACCATCGTTGCCACCAGGACACCAACGATGCTTGAGAACTGCTTTTGTATAAATGGTCTTCTTACCATTCTCTACTGGACCTGTATAGTTATCATTCAGTGAACCATAAGGATCATTTACAAAGTATCCTTTACCATCAGGTGTCTTACCGATCACAACACACATGTGGCCGCCCGTAGGATTAGACAAAGAACCCCGATGTAGGATACCAATAACAACAGGTTTGCCTCTATCAAGACTTTTATCAATATCAGAAAAAGAAAGATTATAACTAAAATGCGACTGAACTCCATAATTTGCGAGAACTTGTGTCTGCACTCCATGATCAGTTGTATCACCGATAGCAAAAACTTTTGCAACATATTCGTCATCACCTTTGATACTACCTGGTTTTAGAAATGCCAGACACATCGCACAAGAAGAACTATTACAAGTTCTCTGGGCATCACGATAGTTATCTACTTGATTGAAGTAAGGAACTGCCAACACTGCTGGTTGGGGTGGTTTGGTTCTAAAAATACCAATCCAATCACTCTCGGCATCATCCAGATATTCGATAGGAAGATTGTCTTCTAACCACTGAACTGCTGACACATGATTGGAATTCTTATCATCGTAAAATTTAAAAAAGTTATGAAGGTCTAAAGTCATTGAATATTACTTAAGCACTGGAATATTTATAAAAAAAAGCATCAAGAAGATGCTTTCATTTGTTATTAAAATATGCAATCTTTATAATTAAAAAACTAATACTCACAGAAAAAAATAATAAAGTTTCTGTATAGTACATATTTAGTATCTATATTCGTTAATCTTATCCAAGACTTTATTTAAATACTTATGGGCGATTTTTTTAGGATCTGTAGTATATTGTGTGATCTGTTCTCTATATAATTCATCCTTACACTTAAGGACCCAACACTTCATCTCGTCCTTAGACAATTCATTTCTTGGCATAAAAAAAGAAGAGACCTCAATCTTATATAGATCAAAGTCTCTTTATAAGGTTTATAGTTTGTTAGGGGTTCAGTATACTCCAAAAAAGAGTTTTCCAGTCACCAAATAAGAGACTACTGCGGCAACAAATCCTAACATTGCAAATCTTCCATTCAAAACTTCAGCACGTTCTGCATAAGTTTGTTCTTCGTGTTGTGTCATGTCTTTCTCCGTAATGTACATTTTTGGTTCAATGGCAAACATATTTTGGCGATTGCCATCTTCTGTTGTGATTGTCATATAATTTTATAAAAGAAAGGGAAGATTGCTCCTCCCAAATTTATCAGAACTTGAATCCAAGTCCAACAGTTCCAGTTACATTGTAACCTTGTGTGTTGTTAGGACCAACTTCCACACCAGTGTTACTGAAGGGGATTTTAGCATCAGCAAATAGAACAACATTATTTGCTACTGATACTTCTGCACCTGCGACACCGACACCAGCGCCCTGATTGCCACCCACCTGACCACCAGCACCAACATAGAGGTTAGCAGTAGATACTTTAGTTCCATCAGCAAGAGTTCTACGTGAGAGAGGAATATCAAGGGTAGCAAGACCACCACCAAATACACCACCACTTACATAGTTAGGAGTGGAAGTAAAGGTCACATAAGGACGAGCAGAAACAGCATACTGATTGCCAAGTTCAAATGCTTTCACACGACCTTGAAGAGTAATACCTGATTCATAAACACGTTTGGCATTCAGAGAAACACCAGGATAGTTAGCAGCATTACCAGCAAAGGCAACACCACCATAGTTACCAACGCCTAACTGACGACGCTGTGTGGCAGTTACAGCAGCAACTTCTAGTTTAGTTACACGATTGCTTACTGCACCAATCTGGGCACGTAGAGCAGCAGCAAGTTTAGCATCTGCTTGTGTATAGAATTGAGTGATGTTATCCAGACAATGATTTGTCAGAGCAATAACTTCACTACGAGTTGCATCAGAAGCAGGCTTCAGAGTGCCATTGGGATAACCAACCAGACATCCATATCGTGAGTTGAGGTTTTGAATTGCCTGATATGCCCAATCAGTGGGTTGTACATCTGAGAAGGATGTTGGAGCAGCAAATACTGGTGCGGCAGTTAGTACAACGGCACCAGCAAGAAATGAACGAATAACCATAAAAATTTTTAATGTGAAATGTTAAGAGACTTACAGGTGTCTCATTACCTATTTAATATATCACAAAATAAAATCAAAGTCAACCTACAAGGGGTTCCCAAAATCCATAGAACTCATAATCTAAAAGTTCTTTAGTTCCAAGTTCTGGTGGTCTATTTTTCCAGAAATTCATTATACCTTCTACATTTTGTTTATGAAACACCTCAATATGATCCTGATGAATACTAGAATCAAAATCATATCTATATGTAAATAAAGGCATTGAATAAGTTACTCCAGAATTATAGATAATTTCTTCTGATGTTGATCTTGGTTTAATCTTTTGATCAAGTCTAAACTTATCTCCCCTAATATGATGTTTAATTAATTTTTCTGCATGATGCCTAGTGATAATATAAAAAGCAGCACAGAAATCATTAATCAATCTGGGGTGAAGATTTGCTCTAAGGTTTTTTGTACTAGTAATAGCACATTGCAACACATCCCAATCATAGGGAACAGAAGAAAGATATCCACCCCAAGTAAAAGGCCAATAAGGGACTGTATCAAATACAATATCATCTTCACATATAATAATATACTCTAAATCAGTTTCATAATAAAAGTGTTTAATTGCCTTCAAATGAGACATAGTACATCCAAGTTCACCTGGAGTTAGCAAATCTGGAAATCTACCTACAAGAAATTCAGAAACATCATTATCACCTCTAGCATCAATAGCTGAGATTCTAGTATTCTCAATTTCATATAAGTCAAACAAACTATTCATATGTTCTTGTCTGGATTTCTCAGAGTCAAGATTGATCCACAATATAGGACCCATCCCCTTAATTTTCTTTTTTACTGTAGAAGTGTCTGTCATGGCTTCCCCCACTGTGGGTATCTATGTTGTTTTAAGAATGTATAATCAACATTAAACTTTTCAATATCAGAATAACTTTCTCTTTGCCAAGTTAAATGTGGAACAAATACATATGCATTAAGTTCTCTATGAGATTCTGCATAATGAACATCACAGGGTTTTGTAATATTAATTAGTC